CGTGTATTAGTAACTTCTAAATACTCAGGTATTTTCCATGTATTATCAGACAGTTTAAATACATCATCACCTGGGTAATACACTTTAGCTGGCTGGGCGTAGACTAATTTAAAGAATAAGTCTACTGATCTTTCTGTTCCTTTAGAACGATAGAAATCTAATGCATTTTTTGCTAGTAATCTTTTATTCGTAGCTACATCAAATTGTATATTTTTTAATGTTTCTTCTTTAAAATATACAATGAAATCTTCAACGGTTTGATCTATGTCTCTATATTCGAGTAATCTACGTGAATGATACATTACGTTGTTAGATTGCTCGAGCCATTCATAATAAGATTTTATTAGTGTTATGAACTGCGGGCCTTCTTCTCTATAGAAAGCAGGAAATTGCGATTCTACTAAAGGAGATATAAAAGAAGTTATGTCTTTCACTTGAAATTACTCTCTTTCAGGAACAACAGTTATTCTAATGTCTTGATCTCTAATAGATAGAATCGTTCTTAATTCTGATAAAATATCTTTAGACTTTGTTCTAGCATATATTTTTACGAATTCTCCGGTGAAAGAATCAATTTTTAATTTGTTTATTATGATTCTTCCACTTTCATAATCTACACTTCCTATGTCAGAAACTTCAGTGTGTTCAACACCAGAATCTGCTTTAAGTTTCAACGTTCCTAAACCATCATCTTCTAAAATTACTACTTTCCCATTTGATAAAAAAGGAGAAGAACTAACCGCGCTTAGATAATTCGCTGGGTGCGTTTTCTGCAAGTCTGCAAAATCATCTTCTAAAGCTTGTTGAAAGTCTATACTATAATTTGTTTCTATGCCCAATTGCGGAGTTAACGTTCTTATAGCTCTAACTATAGTGTCATTACTGATGATACTTCTATCTGTGCTATCAATAGAAGTTACTAAATTGCTATACCTAAACTTAACATTAAAGTCATCAATGTTATCTGTATTGAACGTTCTTATAGTGTTAAGCACTAAATCTTTGATTGATTCTTCACTTAAAGCAGTCAAGTTGATGTTATATCTAACAATAGTTTCAACATCTAAATACATAAAATCTGGGTCAATAAAGATCGGATCTATAGATAAAGAAGCTCTAGGTTTTATAAAATTATAATATTGTTCTTTTCTAATATCAGGAACTCCATCTACATTGTTTAAATCTACAGCAATATAAACTTTACCAAATTGCGGTGGATCTAGTTCTTCACCACCAAAAACAGATACTGCATTAATTTCTGGAAAATTAATTTTTAAGAGATTTTCATAATCTTCAGCAGTTACTGCTCTTTCTTGAGTAGTAAAGTATCTAGGAGCATTGAATTTGATCGATTCTAAAGATTCATTTACAGATCCTTGAGAAGCAGCATATAGCGTATTAACCGATACATTTGAAAACGTTCCTATGGCACCGTCTGCACGAAATACTGAACACCCATTGGGCAATTCTCCCTTTGTTGCTCGATACTCACACACAATGACTGCGTTATCCGCAGGCTTTCTACCAATTACTCCATCTCCGAAAAGTATCTCGTACTTTTCTCCCTCACACCCTTGAACGAAATAAATGTTTGAATTAGCTCCTTTTCCAAACAATGATGTAGCTCTAAGATAGGTATATACATCTGCACCATTGTTTTCGAGAACTATAACACTTAATGAATCTGTATCTATCGTAGGATTAGACATTATAAATCTTTGAATAGGATTAGAATAATTTACGTTAAACGTATCAGTTACATATTGTCCTTCATAAATCGTTATTTCGCCTGTGGTGTAATCGTAGCGTGTGCTAGAAGAACTAACAGGTGTGCTCTTTAAAGACGTCGTTAAGATCGTTTTGTCAGTAGAAAAAGTGAATGTATTGGATCCAACCCTAGAAGTAAATGTTGTTCCTTTAGGAATTGTTATAAACGTAACTGGAGCAGTATCTTCATTAGAAGTAACGGTAGAGATTGTAATTTCTACATTTGCGCGAGATGACTTAAATGATCTAGGAACATAATTTAATTCTTTAGCCCTTGATATTACACTTTCTCTAAGTTGAGCGCTATCTAAAAACATCTCATTTCCTATCATGTTTAAGTAGAATGCATTCAAATATGTATTATATGATAGTACATCGAGCAACACGTTCATGTTGCTACCTTCAAAATCATAGTCTTTAAATGAAGATTGTGCTTTAAGATAATCTTTAAAATTATCTTTTAAAGTATTGAAATCTAAATTTACTAAATTTATGTTAGTTGTGTTGGCCATTATCTTACTCTGTAAAGAGGTATATTGATAGTAGTTACATCTTCAATAGACGTTATATAGAAAGAAACAGTTATCATATATGCATTGTTGTCTGGATACGCGCTTGCAACTACGTCTATTAATTTAGCTCTAGGCTCATAGTTTTCTATAGTCTCTCTTACTTGACTTGCTATACCAACTTCTGTTTGAGGACTCATAGGCTCAAATAGAAGCTTTTGAATATTAGAACCTATATCTGGTTGAAATAGTCTTTCATATTTATTTGTGAATAATAAATTTTTTATTGAACTTATAACTGCTTCTTCGTTTTTATTTGTGATAACTTGTCCATTATCTGGATGAACATTTAAATTAGTTAAGAAATCAGAATAAAGATTATCTTGCTTAGGTCTTTGAGCAGTGTATCTATCCGCTACTTTTGGTAGTGCCATATGATTTTACTTATGTTTATTATGTCTATTTATCCGCCTACAAACACATTACCACTTCCACTCGAAGAAGCAGGAGCACAGTGTGCTCCTCCTAATGGAGGGCATAAAGAATCAGGAGCAGCAGAATTTCCTACTATAACTACCATTTTTCCATTTACAAAAACTTGATTGCAGGCTGCGCTTAGCGCTCCTGCGCCATGGCTGTTTGGATCTGCATCAACTGAAACTAATAGTTTATTTGCAAAAACAGTTCCTTGACCGCTTACAATTGTCGATGCGCCACATGTCCTTGAATCACTGTGTCTATGAATTGGAATAGCCATTACGGATTCAAATCTATTTTTGAACCAATCAAAGTCATTGGACCACCAGATTGTATCTTACATGTCCCACCTATTTGCAGTTCAAAATTCTTATCAACTTCCATCTTTACATTTCCTACCACATGAACATGAACGTTACCTTGTACATGAATCTCATCGTTTTGAGCGTGGATTACGAAATTATTTCCCGTAACCTTGGTTACAGTTCTACCATCGGCACTGATCTCTACATACGTCCCTGATTTGTGATATATCTGAATGCGCTCTGCATTTGGTGTATCATCTAGTTCAATCACGTGACCTGAGAGAGTCCTAGTCACTTTATTGTTAGGATATATCGCAGCATACGTTGAAGGAGGCTCAGGCCCTAGAAGAGGTCTGGTTTGCCACTGGTTGACTTCCCTAGCTAATGGTGATACGTCATGTAACTTAGGATCATTATCTTTTATAGCTGGCATAGTTCCTAATAAAACAGGAGCTTTTGCAGAAGGACCATCTGCAAAAAATCCATAAACAAAACTTCCTACTAGAATTCCTGTTGGGGATACTCCTACTTCTCCAAACTCCGGCTGTTGATAGCTAGCGCTTGTTATAGGAAGAAGAGGAGCAGCCCATGGAAGATCTTCATCTTGGAAACTATCATGGAATCCCTTGATCCTTATCTGCACTTGCCCAAGCATGTCTGGATCCATTAAATTTACGACTTCAGCAAAGAACCAGCAAAATGGTATATCGCCTACGAATCTATTACTATTCATCATTAGCTCCTTGTGCTTTCACCATATGCACCTTTGATCAACTCCATTGAATTCATATACCTATGTTTCGCTTGAAGCTTATGAAACATATGACGTATCGATGATATCAAGTATTCTCCTGACACTAGAGTTGAAACATTGTTTAACTTATTACCTTTTGGTTTTGTTTGACCATCAATCGCTGGTACTTGACACTGTATTCGATACCCTGCGGACAATACACTATCACCCCAAGTCATTATTCTTAATATATTCTGAGTCAGCAATTCCACAAACGCTTTATTGAAACCAATCTTGTCTATTAAAAAATCATCTGGATTTTTAGACGTGTTGATGTAAAAATTAGTCACAGCTGGCGATTTACCATACTCATTTTTAAAATTAGAAGTATTCAAGTCAGATGTTTTTCCTGGAAACTTAAAGTTAGATACTTCCTTTATTAAATCAAAAGTTTTTGTTTGATAAGATCTTGTTCTTAGATCCAAACTTGTAGTTACGTTTTTCAATGCACCTTCTTGAACCATCTTAGCAGTTGACTGTTGAGTTATGTGGTTGTATGCTAATATGTTTCTAAAGTTGATATTTTTTACATTAGTTTTCGAATCTGTATCAAAGAAAAATTCTGCATCTGGAATTTTACCTTCTTTTCTTTCAAACAAATACTCTATTGGTGTAAACATGAATCCATTTTTATTTTCAAAAAAAGAATAAGTTGAAGATTTATATTTAACTGATACAGCTCTTCTTCTTAAATAATCTATGCTTTGAAAAGGTTTCATTTGTATCAAGTCTAAGCTTTGAACACCCTTTGTTCCAGAAGGTTCTAACACCACTGATTTGCTTGTTCCAATTACGCTTGTCATGATGTATTTTATGTACTCATCAATTTTTTTCTCTCTCATAGCTGTAGTGAACAATTGTTTAGAATTATCTAATATTTCTTTTGAACAAAGAACTAATTGATACTTAGCGTATTGAGCATTTGGATCGGGTGCTACGTTCTTTACTTCGGTGATCAAAAGATCAAATGTTCTACTCGGCAAATCAGGATGATTTTTAAACTTCAATATGATCTTACACTTGTCAGCTAGTATTGGATATGTTTCTCTGAGATTGATACTATCAGTTATTTGAATTATACCACTTATGATAGGGCTTTTGATAGATTCATGTATATCAATGGTTTCAAATTGTTCAAATAAACTATAGGGAGATTTATTTCCTGTTATATCGACTAAATCAAATCTCTCAATTATTACGTCACCCGGTTCAAAACTCTTTTTAGATGTCATGAAAACGACTCTTTAAGCGATGAATACACATCTTGAACATAACGCTTATCAAGTATATTAATGTTTTTCTTTAATTGATTGAGTTCTGTCTCATAATCAAATGCAGTGACTGGAGAAAAGTATACTTCTTCATTTGAAGACATACTTCCTGTAGTTCCACCGAATGCGTTAAAAACAATGTTGGCAGATGTAAGTTGAGCGTTAGCTAAAGATTGATCGCCTGTCACATATCCTGAATCATAGGGATTTCCATTGATGTCTATGAATCCAGAAACATGTTGAATTGTGATCAATGAAGAGTTGCTGAATGTGATGAATCCAGATGAATCGTCTTGAGTGATCTTCTCTCCAACTATAAATTGCGTATTTCCTACTAAGTTAATTTCAAAATTTATGATCTTATTAGTTGAAATAACAGTGTTTTCTTTAATTCTTTCATAACCTAAGATTCTATTATCGAAAGTAACTGTAGCTGCCCAATATTTCTTAGATTGGTTAGGTAATGACATATATGCATTTTGATCTAGTATAGAATCATCTTGATCATAATTATTTCTATAAAATACAATTTGCTGGTATGCGTTTCTTAATGACCCATATTTTTTAGTTAAAAAATTATCAAAATTTTCTTGCGTTAAAGCTACGTCATAATAAGGATCTACTATTTCATTAAATAGATAAAGTATCCAAACATCATCTGCATCATCATAATAATCATATGCTATATTTTCATATCTTAAATTTCCTGTTGATTCTTTTTGTACGTACGGATAAAATGATGAAGAGATTTGTTTGTACTCTTCACCAAATTTTACTCGTGTTAAAATATTTCTAACGTAATTATTAGAGTAATTTACGATTGGAAGATTTGTGAAATATTTCATATGATTATGTTAATTTAGCAATTGTTTGTTCAATTCCAGATTTCAAAGTATTATATCCTTTCTTAATACTTTCAATACTGCTACTCGCTTCTGCTCCATAATCATTTGCGGTAATAATTTCTATTTCTTGAAATAGAAAACTGAAAGCAACAAAAGTAGGAGCGTTTGTTCCTTTGAAAAAAGAAGGTCCGTTAGGAGTATAGTTTATATTAATCGCTGTAATTAATCCTCTTTTATAGAGAGGAGTTGTATCTGGATCTAACCCATGAATTTCTATTTTTACCATGTGTGGGTAGTCCATTACATTACCATTTCCCTGTGAAATAGCTGGCAACACTAATGATTTAATTTGTTTCAATAAATCTTTTAATACGCCACTGTCTTCTGCCGATTTAGGTGTAAAAAGCCAGCTAAACTCAATGGCTGGTCTAAGATCTACACCATTAAAAAAGACTGATATATGCGGATTCGGAATTGCACCAAGAAATTGACCCCCCAACCCTGCTAACTGCTCTCCACTAAATCCTAATACATTTGTTTGAGAAACTTTATTTGCTAATACTGAGTATCCTAAACCAATAGCATCTTCGGCATATTCAGTTTTAGTTGCCCTGCCCGATCCCTGAGCCTCTGAAAGCAGATTTTCAACAATAGGAACTGCGGCTCCTATTGTTTTTAACGAAGTAGGAGCAACGTCTATTGTATGTTGTTCTGATAAATTTCTTGGAATAGGTAAGTGGACTTGTAAAACAGAAGAAAATGAACCTTTATCAAAATTACTTGGTCGTTTATATTTTGCAAAATCAATAGTAAAAAATTCAGTTCTAAGATTATCAACTGGATATTTTATAGGTGCTGACCAAATTGAAGAGTTAGGATCTAATACGGTAGAAGGATCATTGCTTGTATTGAATGTCTGTGATCTAGAAGAAAACATATTCAAACCAGCTCGATTAAAGTTTTGTCCTAATGAAAGAGAATCTGTTTTGTTTGTAACAAAATTCTTTATTCCATCTAATGATAGCCCATTTCCTGATAGAGCTGAGCTTAAAGCACCCATCCCTTGTTTAGAAACACCAGCGGCGGTAGTTGCTATGCCTGAAATGCTTTTCCCGACATCGCTGACGAAATTGAATGAATCGAAACTAGCCATTTTGATCCTTTTTAAAAGTATTTATAAATAGTTTCATGAGTTATAAAGGCTATTTCAAACCCAAACACCCTAAAAAATACAAAGGAAATCCAACTAATATTATTTATAGATCTTTGTATGAACTAAAATTGATGAGCTATTTGGATAAGAATTCCAATGTTTTAGAGTGGGCTAGTGAAGAATTTTTCATTCCTTATGTATCACCCATAGATGGAAAAGTACATAGATATTTTCCTGATTTTTGGATTAAGAAAATAAATAAAGAAGGTTTAGTAGAAACAGTAGTCATAGAAGTTAAACCACAAAAACAAACTATACCGCCTACTCCTCAAAAAACTATAACCAAACAGTATTTATATGAAGTTCAAACATGGGGTGTCAATCAAGCAAAATGGGAAGCAGCTAACAAATATTGTTCTAGTAAAAACTGGAAGTTTGTAATAGCAACAGAAAAAGAATTAGGAATAATGGTTTAATGGCTACAAAAGATTCTTACACGCAATTGCTCGAACAAAGTCATTCTCAGAAGTTTGAGAATGATAGAAAGTCAAGAGAGTGGTTCAGAACTAAATCTGAGACCATCAATAAGACATCTCTATCTCCATTGAACACGATAAATGATAGAAAACATGTAACTGGAATAAGATCTATTCGTGAAATAGGTAGTTTATATCTCTTTAATTATAACCCCAAAACTAAACAAACATTAAATTATTATGATACGTTTCCCATAGTTTTTCCGTTTAACATAACAAAATCTGGTTTTTTAGGATTAAATTTACACTACTTGCCTCCTACGTATCGAGCTATATTGATGGACAACTTGTATATTCTATCTAACTCAAATGATTATAAAAAAGATACTACTCGATTGCAAAAAATGACTTATTCTTATTTAAATTCGCAAAGAAATTTTAGATTTTTTGCTCCATGTGTAAAGACCTACTTAAATAGTCAAATTCGATCCAAGATTGCTTTCATTCCTCCAAGCGAATGGGAGTTAGCTTTGTTTCTGCCTTTACAAAGATTTCAAAAAAAGTCAGAGACACAAGTTTGGAAAGAAAGTCTAGCACAAATACAGAAAAGGAAATAAAAGATGGCAACAATCTTAGATTCCATAACCGGTAAATTAGGATCAGTTATCGGTCTTAATGGAACTATGCCTCAAAGAAAAACTGTTGGTTTTTCTATAGAAGAATTTAAATCTACACTTAGTCAATATGACGGGGTTTTACCTACTAACTTGTTTTTAGTGACGATGTATCCAAAAATTACGGCTGGAACATTTGGATCTTATTTTTTGTCTTCTCAAGGCCCGAGGACACTTTCTTTTTTCACAATGAAAGCTGATCTTCCTGGAATAGATATAGCTGTCGATGAAAACATTCCTAATGGAATAGGTGCAGTCGAAAGGTTTCCTCATGCAGCTATCTATGGAGACATAGATCTTACATTTATTGGTGATGGCGCAGGTGCTGTTATGTCTCTTTTTCATAATTGGCTAACTTCAATCGTAGAATTTCAAACAAACACCGATGGCGGACCTCCGGGAACAAATTTTTATAAAGTCGGATATAGAGACGATTATACATGTTCAATGGAGATTTCGGTTTATAACACATATTCAGATAGAATTTTGTTGTATAAACTAACAGATGCTTTTCCATATAGGTTATCACAGGTGCCTCTACAATGGGCCGATAACTCAGGATTCATGACATTCAATGCTAGTTTCTATTATAAGTCATGGGTCTCTCAACAATTTTCTGCAACTGAAGGTGTCACTACTGGTCTTTCATTTGTTCAAAAGTTAATTAAGGCTGGAACAATAGTACAAACTTTAGCTACTCTCAAGAAACCACAGGGTGTTGGAGATGCTATAAACTTAGTCAACAACGCAAATATAATAAGCACTGGATTGGGTGTTTTTAGATAATATAGGAGTTATATAGAATGGCTTTACCAAAGATTCAAACGCCGATGTTTTTTATTAAGATTCCTTCTTTACAGAAAGAACTTAAATTTCGTCCTTTTCTTGTAAAAGAAGAAAAGCTTTTGTTAATGGCACAGCAATCGAACGATAACGAAGAAGTGTTAGCTTTGCAACAAATAATCAATAATTGCTGCTTAGATAACATAGATACTGATAAGCTTACTACATTTGACGTTGAATATATTTTTCTAAAGCTGAGAGCTAGATCTGTCAATAATATAGTAAAGCTTCGTTATAGGGACACAGAAGACGATCAAATATACGAATTTGAATTAAACTTGGATGATATTGAAGTTATATTCGATGAGAATCATTCAAATAAAATTCAAATAAATGAAGAGATAGGAATGATTTTAAAATATCCCAATATAAAAGTTGGAGAAAAAGTATCAAAAGCTTCCGATGATAATGACATGCTAAATAAAATTCTTATAAATTGTATAGATGTAATTTACGATAAAGAAAAAGTTTACCCTGCAAAAGATAGCACTGAAGAAGAACTGATAGATTTTATAGAAAATTTGGATACAAAATCATTTAAAAAAATAGAGAACTTCTTTACGACGATGCCTAAGTTATATCATGAAATTAAATATGAAAATTCATTAGGTAATACTCGTAAAATTAAATTGAGTACATTAAAAGATTTTTTTACGTAGGGCTGAGTCACAATAGTCTCAAAAACTATTACATGACTGTTTTTGCGTTGGCTCAGCACCACAAATATTCGATAACTGAAATAGATGAGCTTATACCATTCGAGAGGGACATATATGTCGAGATGCTTTTGCAGTACCTTAAAGAAGAAAAGGAAAGAAGAGAGAAGCCATAAAGATGCCAGAACAAGACAACATAGACTTAAATGGCGATGGGAAAGTTACTAAAGTGGAAGAACAAATAACAGAAGATAAATTTAAAAACAGAAGAAGAATGGCTTGGGTTGCTATGATTTGCTTAGCAGTATACACGGCTGTTCTCTTTACACCTTTAGTAGATTCTGCAAGAATAAAATCTTTGGAGAATATTCTCGATATGTTTTACATAGCCATGGCTTCTATCGTAGGTGCTTACATGGGATTCGCAACCTGGGCTAATAAGAAATAAATCAATGATTAACATATCAGAAAAAGCTCTGTTTATTCTTAAGTCCAAATTGGATTTAGATTATAAAGAAGAAGAAGTTATAAGAAATAACTTTTTTGATAAGCCGATTGAGGCTAAAAAAGAGCAGATAGAAGCAGAAAAGTCGATCTTAAAAGACATATTGTCAAACTTTATCAAGATTAATCAATCATTTGATAATGTTATCAAACTTTTAACAAGCAATCAAGAAGCAATTGCTTTACCAGAAGAACCAACAGTTGATGCAATAAACATTAACGATGATGCGGAAAGTAATACAAAAAGAAAGAAAAAAGGTGGTGGATTACTAGGAGCAGCTGGATTAGCATTATTTGCATTTTCTCCTGCTATTCTTGATTATTTAAAAGAATTAGGTGATGACCCTGAAAAAATAAAAGAAACTTTGAAAAAAGCTTTTGATTGGTTTACGAATGATCTTCCTAAGTTCTTTAAAAATGATTTGGCACCAATCGTTAGTAACTTCCTCGATAAAGAAGTGATTGGAAGCATTACTGGAATGGATATATTGAAGTCTGCAGGATTAGCTACGATTCTTTATGCAGGTAAAGGTGTAATATTAAACTTATTAACCAAAGCTTTGTTTAGCACAACGGGCTGGTTTCTAAAATCATTGTTAGGATTTTTAGTTTCACCTTTGGGACTCGCAGCATTAGCAGCGACTGGATTTGCTGCATTGTTGATGAAAGGTGTATCTGCTATTGGTGAATACGGAGATAAGAAAAGAGAAGAAGAAGCAAAAGAAAAATGGGATGCTGAAAGAGCTGCAGAAGCAGCGCCATATGTAGAAGCAAACAACATTACTAAAGAAGTGATGGACGCTGCGCCCGAAGATATTAGACAAAAAGGAAGTAGTGTAAGAGGAATAATTGCAGGAAAAGTTCAAAAGATTTTAAAATCTAAAGATGCCGAGACGTTTAAAAGTCTATCTCCAGACAAAAAATGGAAAATGGTTGAAGGTACATTAACGGTAGATGAAAAAAGAAGTCTTATTGGAAAGAAGAAGACTGCAGCAGATGTAGCATCAGAAAATAAATCAGGAACAGATTTATTAGATGCTAAAGTAGCTCAAATGTTTCCAGATGCTACAATGGTTACACAAGATGATTACAAGACTAAATTATTAGGTACAACAGAACAAAGGAAAGCAGCTAGAGAAGCTCTTGAAAAAGAAGGTGTTAAAGCTGAAGCGGACCCAGTAATAAAAAGTGCAGGAGAAACTGAATTAGAAGCTAAGCCAATGCCTACTAGGAATCCTAATGCGATTCCTATTGATACGTCAAACACTGTTGACGCTTCAACCGGTAAAGGAACACCGTCTTATGGAGCGTATGGCACAGAAGATGCAGTACCAGAATCTTCTGCAACTCAAACACCTCAAACATATGATCAAAAAATAGAATCTGAAGAAGCTGCTTTTGACGCTAGGATGGAACAAAAAAATAGTGGACCAAATGTCACTAAAGTTGAATCTGGCACTTTACCTTTATCAAATTGGGTTGAACAGCAGAAAGCTAATATGATGGGTGAGCAAATAGGAAATGCAAGTGTGCAAGCTCAAGCACCTAAACCACTAAGACCAATTATTATCAATGCTCCTACTCAACAACGAAATCAAAGACCAATGATAAAACCTGGTGATTCTTGGAATATAAATGATGTTCCAGATCCTTCTCCAACTCTAGGAAATATTATGTCTCAGCTATTTGTTTCTGATACTAATTTTTCAGGAGCGATTGCTAGATGAACGAGAAAGAAAATGAAAATATCAAAGAAACTAAACAAGAAATACTAAAGAATATTTTATCAGAAGTTAGCTTATTTGCTAATTCTGTTAAATCACTTGAATTAAATCTTTATGAAAAAGAACAAGCAGTTGAAGCAGCAAAAGTAGAAACTTTTCTAGAAAAAGAAAGTGATCAACCAGAAGCTGTTCCTGTTGATGAAACTGGAGAAGAAATTGAAGAAGCAGAATCAGAAGAAGAGGGAAGCTTTTTTAAGATAATTAAGAATGCGTTGGGTTTTATTGTTGTATTACTTCCGTTGCTATTTGCTAACTTTGATAAAATTAAAAAGATGTTTGGGGATTTACCAGATATAATGAAGATGTCTTTTAAAGACATCATACTTTTGTTATTTAAAAATATTCAAAAAGCTATAGACAAGTATGTCTTCACTCCTATAGGCAATTACTTAAAAGATACTGTTTCAGAGTTGTGGAGATCATTAGTTCTTTCAGTTGAAGAAACATTTGTAGGTGTTATATCGTCTTTGCCTACATTCTTAAAAGATAATTTACCTGATATTGTCAAAGAATTAACACAAAGCGCGGCAGATGATATTGCAAAAGGTAAAGATGCTGGAAAGCAACCAGAAGTTCAGCTTACTGTAGGAAGTACTGGATCATTTGGTGCTACAGAAAGTGCTCAATTTGGTGGAGAATATAAGCCACCAGAGTACGGAACTCCAGCTCCTCCACCGCCTAAACCAGTATCTTCTAATGCTTATGATGAAATGATTAGAGCTGAAGAAGAAGCTTTTGATGCTAGAATGGAGCAAAAAAGTAGTGGTCCAGACGTTACTAGAGTTGAATCTGGAACTTTACCTTTATCTGATTGGGCAGAAAGCCAAGGATCTTCTGTAAGCTCTTATAAGGTTTCACCAGAAAAACCATCTGCAGATGCAGTAAAAGAAAAGAAAACTAAATCTTATGGTAAAGCAAAAACGATATCACCGGGGACCGCAGTTTCTGGTGCTCCTGGAACTGTAGTTAAAATATTGGAAATTGGTCCTGGCTATAATGTTTTAGAGATGGAAGATGGAAGTATCCAAAAAAGAAAAGGTGATAGAAATTGGAGAAATAACAATCCAGGAAATATATCTTATGGTGATTTTGCTAAAGGCAAAGGTGCAATAGGAACAGATGGAAGATTTGCTATATTCCCAACATATGAAATGGGAAGGCAAGCAAAGATCGATTTGATTTTTAAAGGTTCTGGTTATAGAAACTTATCACTAAAACAAGCTATATATCGTTATGCTCCGCCTAATGAAAATGATAGCGAAAGATATTATCAATCGGTTTTAAGTGCTGTAGGCGGAGAAGATAAGCAGATGAGTGAATATAGCTCCGATGAGCAAATAGCTATAGTCAACACTATGCAAAAAATGGAAGGATTCAGAATTGGATCAGTAGATATTCTTCAAGCATCTGAGCCAGAAACAATGGTGGCAGAAGCAGCGCAAGCTCCTGCAATTCCAGCAGAAACCGCACCAGCTTCAACTGGTTCAACTATTGCTCAAGCGTCTCAAGAAGTTAAAGCTTCAACAGAAGAAGCAGAAGAACAACAGCAACAAATTGTTGTTCAAACTGCTATGGCTTCGCAGCCAATGCCTCAAATTGAAAATACACAAAGAATGGCTGGCGCTGGAGTTGGAAGTTCCAAAGCGCCAGCCAATGCTATTCAGAGAAGTTACTCTGACTATTTTGCTGTAGCTTAGTCTTCTTCAGCTAGCTTCTTAAAGAAATCTAGCCCTTCGTCGTCATCATCCCACGATACTTCCTCAGTAGACTTTGCTTGCTTAGCCTTGAAAGTAGGAGCTTCAGCATGAAGACTTGCTGTTTCAGCTGATTCACTGATTTTTGCACGTTCCTCAAACTGATTCTGATTCCAACCAAGAACTCGATGAAGCCTCGTCTTAAGTTCATCATATGACTTGAAGTTAGAAGGCTCAAGGAAAGCCTTGAGCGAATGCTCTTGCTTCCAAACCTTTTCTAGTTCTTCATCGTCATTCAGCAAAGGTGACTTAGAGTCAAACTCAGACTTATCATAGTTACGATACCCTTCAACCTGACGAATCTTGAGCTTGAAGTTAGAACCTTCCCAAAAATCAAATGGGTTTACTGGTTCTTCATCCTGAAACTGAGGAGTCATTAGGTCATTGAGCTTATCAAAGATCTTCTTACCATACTGGTAAAGAAAGACTTTGCCTTCGTTCTGAGGATTAGCTGGATCCTTGACTACATAAATGTTGCTGATGTAGTGTAGACGGCGCTTCTGCTTACGAACAACTTCCTTGTTTTCTTCAACGCCTGAGTTCCAGAGTTGAGTGTTGTACTCAGATACCGGATCCTTCTGACCAAGAGTAGTTAGTGACTTTTCAATATACCAACCGCCTGGACCCTGAAATCCATGATCCCAGATACGAACAAAAGGAGTGTCCTCGCCTGCGGGTGCGGGCAGGAAGCGAATTACCGCGTACCCATTACCAGCCTTATCAGTCTCAGGCTTCCAAAAGCGATTGTCGTCCTTAGATTCATAAGCACCTTGCTTATTGATCTCGCTGGCAAGCTTTTCAAACTGTGACTGACGATTGTTTTTAAGTTGTGCAAAAGATGTTGTCATTTGTATTTACCTCGTATTACAGTGTATTACAGTGTATTTGTATATTTACTTATATGATAATATTCTCTGTTCAATGAATATCCATAAAATAGTGAATATTACAAACTTATTTATTCTATCACATATAGAATAATAATTACATATCAAATCTACTCTTGAGCAGATTAACATATGTTCGTTTATCAAACTTTAGGAACGATTGATACTTCTGACACTTCTTAAAAATGTCAGGCCAAACCACCGTGTCTTTTATGGTTTTGTTCCAATGTTTGAAGATGTTTAAAATTTCATTGATAATGATAAGAGTTTCTAGACATATTTCATTTCTAAAATAGAGAACAAGAGCTAGAGGGTACTCTCCGTCTTTTGATTTAAAATTCAAATTCATATCATCATCAAGTTTAGATAGATCATTTTGAAAAACATATGATAATGATTCTTGACGCTTTAACCAGTTAATATAGACTTCTTCAGACTCTGACGACAAAAGATCGCCAATCCACGACTTGTCACTATTCAACATGTTTGCTATCAAGTAACCTTCTACGTCTTTTTTCTTTGACAGCTTATAAAACATGTACTTGTCTTTACGCACATCGAATGACGTGCTCTTGGCGTTAACTTTTCCATTGTACTTGAAATAGTCATAGCTATCTCTTGTAAAATGTTGTTTTAACGCTAAGTATTTCTTGTACGCCTCAAACGGTTCCATGATCATATTGGAAGCTTAGCACTTTTAGCAATATAATTTTTTTCTTCAGCAGCTAATTGTACTTTAGCTTTAATCTTACTTGAGCTTTTTACGAGGGAAGCAGCTGTTTCGATTTCAATATTGTTTTTTTCACAATAATAAACAACTGCGTCTATGTAATCGAGTTGAAAATCATTCACCAACGCATCAATTTCTTTGATGAAGTCTTGAACTGATTTTACTGAATTGATTTTAATTTTTTTCATAGTTTGTAAAAAATATGTTTTCCTATAGAAGCAGTTCTTCGAGCACCGATTCTTATAAAGGGGTTATGGATACGTCTATGGTGAAAAAATGTAGCTCCTTTCGTGTTATCCTCAATATGATCATAATTCATGATTACATATTCAGCTATTTTCTTGCTTTCATTATAAGTATTTCTGTAATAGACTCTTCTCAGACCTTTACACACCCAAGTGAATTGACATTTCCATTTTGTTCTTTGATAAACTACATCACAAATAGTATCAGGGAAATATTCGTGCTTTAACCGATTCAACGTGACTAGTGCAACTGCTATTTTTGCGCTTTCTGTGTCGTTACCAGCTTCAAAGTATACGTTATCGGTTAAACACTTTAATTGTTTTTGATTGATCACTTTGTTATATGGTCTGTAGCCTACTTTTTCTATTAACATTACTTGTTTTGAAATAAGTAACGATCATTATAATGAATTAACGTTTGATTGTGTGCTATAGAAGGGATACACAAAATGATCCCAATTAGTATTGTTTTAAACATTTTGATCTCCTTATTTAAGGGAGAGGACTATGTCCTATTGATGTTTTTGTCTTCCCATGCTATAGTTTTCTTGAATCCGTATTTCAGGATTCCTGAAAGTCCAACATTCTCCCGTTTGATCGATGAAGACAACCCATTCTAGATGATGTTCCTGAGAACGATCTATTAAAAAATGTGCCCAGCCTTTTCCTTTTGGTGTGATTATGGGCAATGGAGGATTCAATTGTATCATAAACTTATCTTATTTATAAATGGTGCTGGAGGAGGGATTCGAACCCCCGACCTGATGATTACAAATCAACTGCTCTACCAACTGAGCTACACCAGCATTTAGTAATAATAAACAAGTTATCTATTTATGTACACAATTTTTGATATAGCTTCTGACTTATCGCAGTGGCTTGTTTTTCCCATGGCAAATTAATGTATTCATAATATGTTTGAGTATCTTCATATTCTTTCTTTTTCCACTTGATACTACCGTTTTGGCAATCCTTAAGTTCATTCAATAAGTATTGTTTGACATGAACTAGCTCATGAAGTAGTGTTTGCTTAAATGTTTTCTTTGAAACTTTATCATTCAGAACAATACTGAATCGTTTTGGTTTATGCATCTGATCTGTCCAAGAACATAAACCGTAAGCTTTTTCTTTACCAGTTTCTTCATTATCTATCTTTATACTAATATAGACTTTATTAAGTATTTTTTTTCTTTTTTTAAACATAAATTCAAGAGCACGAGTTGATAAATCTCGTATTTCATTTTTTAATTCCTCATCTGAACACTTGTAAACTTTAATGTTCATGAGTATTCTACCCTTGATAAGTTTTAAATATCTTTCTTACTTTATCTCTATATGATGATGTAGATTTTATAAAATATTGAGGTCGATCTCCCTCAACTGCAATTAAAATTATGATCTTTGGAACTTCAATTTGTTTGAGCTCTTCGATCATCATGCAATAAGTCGTTGCTTGAAGAAAATAACTTTCAATATCTTCTTCATCTTTTTGGCGACTGGATGTTTTGAAATCGAGTATGGCGTTTTTCCCACCTACTTGACAAAACAAATCAGTTCTTCCTGCCGTTTTCAGATCATGCGAATAAAGCGGTATCTCATTTCCATATACCAAATCAACCATATCTATATATTTTTGTATAGATTTAAACATCTCTATTGTTAGAGGCATTTGCTTCTCAGCAAATGATTCATCATTCAACATGTATTTTTCACACATGCTATGAAGTCTTGTACCGCGAGTAGCTGCATGATTTGATATCTTATTGGCTTTTTCTTCTCCTACTTTTTTTCTCCACTCATATAACCATCTTTTATCAGACGCGCTTCCAAGTACAGTCGTCACCGATGGGTATTTTTCTCCAGTAGGAGTAAGATAAAATCTTTTGTCGTTTTCTATAAAAGATTCCAGCTCAAGGAATTCCATTTCCTCTCGCTGGAAAAATTTATTACGTAATGCCGCGCTTATGTTTTGCAATGATATATTCCTTCACTAAGCCTGATCTTACTATGTCTTCAATTTCAAATTCAACATGTGAGAATCCTTTCATATCATCAAGGATACTGATGAAAGATAAGAGTCCATTCTTTTCATTATAACCTAAGTCTGATTGTCTATAGTCACCGCACATCATCATTCTGCAATTGTCTCCGAGACGCGTAATAACAGAGTCCAGTTCATGAAAACTCATGTTATTAACTTCGTCGACAATGACTATAGTATCATAGAATGTATTACCACGAATAAATGAAGTAGTAGTGAAGTCAATTATTCGTTTAGTTTTAAGTAGCTCATATGCATCGCCTCTTCCAAACAAATCTGTGCAGATAGTTTGATAAGGCATTTCATAAACTTTTGTTTTGTCTTTTATGGATCCCGGTAAGAATCCAATGTCTCTAGTGGGGACTGCACTTCTAACAATGACTATGCTCTTATAACGACCGTCATTTTCGAGTATTTCTCTAAGAGCCAAATACAATGAGATGTAAGATTTTCCAGTTCCTGCTAATCCATGAAGCAGCAAATTATAACCAGAATTCCATGATTTAAATGCTTTTCTTTGATTGTCAGTAAGCGGATTTATTCTTTTAAGATGTAAATGGTTTCTTTGAATCTCTTCTTGTTTTATTTGTTGTTTGTTTCTTTTTTTATTTAATTTTCTCTCAAAACGTATTAATTGTGCTTCGTCTGTGTGCCCGTTTAATATCTTTGAGTTTGTCTCTAAAAGCATCGTCCGGTTTCCTTAATCCAATTCTTATCGGATCTACCACTCCAATAGAACTGGTATGTATTTGTTGAACATCTGGATTTTGCTCAAGGTATTCATCTTTTAATGCTATTGATTTAAAGAATATGTCGAATACCTCCTGAGTTTCTTTGTGTTGAAAAGAATATGTTGGCATGTTATTCTTCCTCAGAATACTTAATAAGATCCAAAAGATTTTTAGATCTCAAAGCATTATGAATAAACTTTTCTGTACGATTCTTGTTGATTTTCTGAGCATGCCTTGGCTTCTTATCTAGAAAATCATATTCTTTATTTTGACGCTGCTCTTTATACGACTTACTCATTGTTTCCTCTTCAAATTTCCAAATCAGGGAAAGCTTGACGAACTATAGTTTTATTTATTCCGCTAAATGCACTTTTTTTATCTTTGATTGCCAAAAGTAGTTTAGCATCACTTGGATCTATTGATTCTAATAGCTGAATAAACAAAGTTTCTCGTCTTAAATTTGTTAAGTTAGGATTTCCTCCCTCAACAAACAAATACAGTTTTCTTAGTTCGGATAGAAATCTTCCTTCAATGTCCAAGAATTCACACGGCTTGTAAGGCGGATCACCTTCTGGTAGAAGCCATTTGATGGAAGAATCATATGTATATTTGAAAATAGTTTTAAACGCATCAGCATATCTATTAGTTGATAGTGCTTGTGCTTTTTCTTTATTGGAACCGAGTTCTGATATTTCTTTCAAAATATTGTATAAACATTTATTCATCTAAAACCTCAAAAATCATTAATAGATTCCATCAAAACTTTTAACTTATTCTTGATGAAGTAATTGAAAAGTTTTGATTTGTCTTTTCCAGATTGTGATTCAAACTCTTGCATGATCTTGTCTTTGATGTATTGTGGTGTCATTGACAGATCTATCAAAACTTCATTCCGTTTATAGTTACGAAGCATTTCTTCATTGCAAAATTCTTCTGGTTTCTTTTTTACCCATTCAGCCAAATTCTTTTTAGTTACTGGTCTTTGCCTAATTGAATCCACAAAACTATTATCTGGTGATAGAAAATTGGGAATACCATCACCAACATCGCCCTTCATTATATGTTCTTTCATGAACATTTTTGGATTATCACTAGATATATACTTCTTATTTATTGGATCAAACTGCTTAACCAGAACAGAACTATTATATGACTGTAACTGGATGAAATCTTTATCTCCAGATAGAATCAAGATATGTTCTTTTTTGGGCAGAATTCGATCTGAAAATTCACAAACAATAGTTCCAATAATATCATCAGCTTCAGCATGATCAAGATGAATGACACGATAAGGAAATATTTCTTTCAATTCATCACGGACAGCATTTAAGTTTGTGAAAATTAAGCCCCAGTCGATATCAGATGTTTCTCGACTTTTCTTACGATTCGCTTTATAGTGTGGAAAAACATCTTTCCTCCAGCTACGTTTTCCATCTGTTGCAATAATCAGTTCGCCATACTCAGAGCCAAACTTTTTATATAAGGATCTAATAGTATTTAGAGTGGTTGAACGAAACAAATCAAGTTCAATTGGTGTTTTACCTAAATGCTTACCATAAAGTGCCATGATGTTGGCTATCATAACTTGATTCAAATCAAGGATAATCATTATATTCTCCGCTGTTAATCTTCTAACATTTCTTCATCGATAAAGGTCAATTGTTTGTCTATCATTTCTTGAATAGGATATTCAATTTCATCATATCTCAACAGAATTGATTTAATAGTGGTCATTAAGAATGCGATGTCTTTTGTATGATTGATGTGATAGCCGTTGTCTATCATGATTCTAACATTTTCTTTTGTTATCTCTTCTGCTAAGACGTCAGCAATTTCCATTCTAGATAATCTAATTTTATTTTTAAGCTCTTCAACTGTCTGAGGAGGTGTATCATGTTTAACTTTAGGAAAAACTACAACGTTATTTTTGGTTTTTCCTTCTTTTTGTTTTGGCATGAAAACTCCTATCTTAGTGATCTTAGTAAGATTGTATCATCATTAATTCGTCCATTCACATCAATTGGTTTTGTTTTTAATTCAGACATCAATTTCTTTAATACTATCTTTCCTCCATCTAAAACTCTTGGAATGATTTCTTCTGGTTTACGGACTTTCTTTTTGATCGATAAGTCTGGATCAAAATTTTGAATTGTAGTTCCTTTGATCGTGAAACCAGAAGGTCCTAACGCATTAAACACGGTCAATTGATTCAACTTTGTATTGAAGATCCAAAGTTGCTGTGCTCCAATTATGTTCTGTGGAT